GAGACAAACCTAGAAGAATCAGCAAAGATAATGTTCACTGCACTCAATGCAGTACATGCTCTCCACGCTCCTGCAGAAGCAAAGATCGAAGATCAGGACTCAGAAAAGTGCGTGCACTGCTCCCTGATTGCAGGACGAATTGTGCAGTATCCATGTCCTACAGCACACCTACTACTAAGAGACATGGTAGTAGAGAACGAAGAAACCCCCTCCGAATAGAGGGGGTTTTTCCTTTGGCAAACGTTAGTCGTCTTCGCCTTCAGCCTGATCTGCTAGATCATCAAGCTGGTCGATGACATCATCAATTAGAACCTGACGTTCCTCCTGAGTAGTGCCACCCTGCGTTCCCTGCTGATTTAGAAGCTTCTTGAGCTCCGTAAGCAGCTGGTCACGAGTCTTTGGTGCTGGCATTGGTGCTGCAGTTGGCATAGCCATGCCTGAGCCCATCTTGCAGTCTGCACAGCAGTCGCAAGAGTCAGACTCTTCCTTGATCTCTACTGAAAGTCCCATTAGCCCCAAGGACCATTCTTGTTAAACCCTGCAGTGCCATCAAAGCCGTTAGTGCCCGGTGACTTGTACTTGTTAAACTTAGATGAAGCAGCCTTCTTAGCAGCCAACTCAGCAGCAGCACGCTGCGGAGAGCGCTTAGGATCGCTAGGCATCTTAGGTGATGGAGTAGCCATTATTTTTCCTTAGTGTTCTTAGAAATAATACGCGCAGCTGACTCATTCAGTTCCGCTTCTGTAATCTTACCATCGTCAAGGTATGCCTTAGATAGCTCTTCTGCTACCTCAAGAATACCTACCCATGCTGCAAGAGCAAGCGATAGCCATAGCTCTGCACCAAGCAAAGCTGAGCCACCACCAGTAGTAGAGATCTTTAGTACAACAGTCGCAACAGTGCGACCAGCAATCTTTTTGGGCAAACTCATCGGTTAGCCTTACGAGCAGCTAGTGCCTTCTCTTCAGCAGAACTCGGAGCAACACTTGCCGATGCCTTTGAGGCAGGCGCAGAAACCTTAGCCACTGGCGCAACCTTAGCCGCCTCAACAGCCATACGCTTCTCAAGAATTTCAAAAGGATCAAATACCTTTCCGCCAAAGATGCCTTCAAGAACATTAGAGCAAGTGAAGTGCAAGTGACGACCATGAGATGCAGTGCCAGTGTTACCAACAATGCCAAGCTTCTCGCCAGCAACAACCTTAGTTCCAATGGTTAGTGCAGGAGCATTGCGAAGGTGTGAGTAGCCCCAGAAAGTGCCCTTTTCATCCTGAATAACGATTACGTTACCAAGGACAGTTGACCACTTATTCATAACAACTACTGCATCAGTAACCGCAATAGCAAACTCAGGAGGACCATCGACACCACGGTGAGGATTCGCACGTAGAGAACCATCAAACAGAACGGTGTTGCCAAACTCGCCACCCTTAGGGATGTCTTTTTTAGGAAACGGGAAAACATACTTAGTCATAATTAGCCCTTAGCTATCAATGTATATAGTGCCGTCCCAAAACCAATGATACCAGATGTGAGCCCTGCCCATACAATGCGAGGAACCCAAGCATTTTGTGCCTGCTCCTGCTCAATAGCCCGGACACGATCAGGAAGGTCTGACATGTTGCGAAGATCACCAGCAAGCTGAATTAGTAGCTTATTAGTCTCCTGCTGCTCTTTGTAAAGGTCATTGATAGTCACCTTTACGTGCATGATTTCATGCTCAGACACTCTTTACCCACGCTGATCCGTTGTACACGAAAGCCTGACCTTCTAGCCATACACTCCCGCTAAAAACTTTCACTGGACCATATACCCATGATGCACCGTTGAATACACGGATTTTACCTGCCGTAGGGGCTGCGGTGACGGTGCCAGTGAAAGACTGTGTGACTGTGCCATAAGAGTTTGAGGCAGCAATCGTGAATGAGTAAGAACCCTCAGTAGTTGGAGTTCCAGATACAGCTCCAGAAGAGCTATTTAGAGAAATACCGTTAGGTAATGTACCTGATGATATGTAATAGCTACCTGAGTAGCCCATATTTGTAGCAGTAACGCCATCAGAATAGGTAGCATTGCGCTGGAATGCAGCCAGCGAGTTATCAGACCAAGATGGTGGATAGGTTGGAGGTGGTGCTGGGCAGCTAGGTGATGTTCCAGTAATATAATCAGTACCAGAGTAGGTAGTGGTTCCAATACGTTCAGACCAGTTAACACCAAAAGACATTGATGATCCACAAGAAATTGTGCCTTGGTAGCCATTAGCTGGTGCAGTAGTGCGGTTAGTAGAGTTAGCAGTCCAAGATACACTGTAATTTACAGTGTACGTATAAGAACTTGGACCACCACTAAAGCTAATAGAGCCTGATACAGTAGCCATTTAAGTGTTAGACCTGAATCCAAAGATCGCCAGTAACCATACCAGCAGTCGGTGCAGAGTTCTGTACAAACAATGTGCGTCCTGCAAGCTTTGCAGAGTCGCCTGCAGTGGTTGCTGAACCAGCTGAAACAGCTATGGTAGCCGCGTGAACAGTACCTGAAGCAGTCAGAGTCTCAAGAGCCGTGGTTTTGCTCTCAAGAGTGCCGATACGTGGGCTAAAAGCTGCAGCTACGCCCTCGGCAACACCAATACGATCTGAAATGGCGATCGTTTCAGCATCGACCTTATCCCAGTTGTTGTTGATCTCTGAAGTCTCAAATGCCTGATTAGTGCCTACAACAGCCTTCTTTAGCTGGAGGCGCGTAGTATTCGCATACGCCATGACAAACCTATCTAATCTACTCGGGTCGTCTCAATAGCAATACTATCAGAAACTGGCTCAGCAACAGCGCCAAAGTGGCTACTTCCACTTGCAAGTGCAATCAATTCACGTGCAATGTTGCGCTTCACAGCCGGATCAAGAACATGGCGCAAAATGATGTCCTGCACCTGCATAAGAAGCGCTGGAACATCCAAACTAGCCTTAGCATTGGCATCAAAGCGCCCAGTTAGCTGGTTCAAGAAGGTGATAGCCTTCATGTCGCCCTCTTGGACCTTCTGACCCAAAGCAGCATCAGCCATCGGAAGATACTTCTTCAAGTTATCCTCAGACTTCGCAGCCATAGCTGCGCCAAACTCCTTCTGGCGCATCCAGCCATCGATCTCAGTCAGGCTGATCTTCATGCGCTTAGCCAACACCTGAGGTGTCAGCATGTTCATAGGGTTTAGATACGCTTGGAGAAACTGCTCTTGTCGGAGAGTGAGATTCGGATTGTTTGTCGTCTTAATCCCACGGTCAGCCAAACTCCTCTGGAACTTTGTGGAGGACCACACAAGCTCCACTTGGTCCTTTGAAAGGTCAGCATTCTGGTCCAAGATAACCTGAACTTCAAGGAATAAGCCCTGCCGATCCGCCGAGATTGCAGCCGCAAGGACAGCCTCAAATAGCGCCTGCTCTTTTGTTTTACGGGGAGAGCCCAGCTTACTATCAAACTTACTCGCGTCCATTCTCAAGCCTCTTAATCTCATCCTCGATGTACCAAATAGCCTTGCGCAGATCCTGCACCTTGGCATCCTCTTTCAGCCCGGCACGCCACAAATACTTGATCGCGTTACCAACATTGAAATTACGGTGCCTAGTGATCTGAATGCACTCAACGCCAGAAGGATCAGACGTGTAATGGATCGGATGGTTCACAGCATCATGCGCCACGCTTTAGTCCCTCCAAAGCAACTAGGTAATCACCAGAAAGACCAAAAGCCTCAACCAATTTGCCTGCCAAACCGTCTGGCATTCTCTGCAACTTGCCACTCTCGTAGTCTCTGATAATAGCTGGATTGAGTCTCAGCATCGACGCAAAGGCAGTCTGGGTCGGAGCAACCTCTCCCCGCCACTGGTTGAAACTGCGGTAATACTGACCAAGGACGTAAGGAGGAATCTCCATCAAATTCTGAGCTGCCTTTGACAGGCTTGGTTTCAGGGGCTTGTTCTGCCATGCTCGGATCTCCTCCAAAAGGGTAGACGCGGGAGTGTCAAGGATCGAAGAAATAGTCTGCACTAAGCGATCAGTAGGTTGCTGGGTACGACCATCTTCAATAGCAGAAATAGCCGAACGCTGAACACCAGCGCGGTCAGCCAGCTGCTGCTGAGAAAGCTTAGCTTTCAAGCGGTAAAGCCTAAGTGGATGATCTGCAATTCTAGCCATGTAAATATTGTAACAGCGATGCTGATAGACATATGTTGCTAGATTGAATTTCTGGAGGTGTGTAGCTAACTATAAGGGACGACTGGAATCCGCCTCACAACATGGATTAGAGCAAACTTGTCCTTGTCAGCCAGCAAGGCAGACACCCCCCGGGGAGGGGCTACCCCCGATTTGTTTAGGAGCAAAAATGTCAGAGAAGAAGATGCCTAAGGCTCAGCGTCAGGCTTGGCTAGTAGGTCAGTTCCAGTTGGCTCTCTCACTCAGTGAGACCATTGAGAATGGCGGTGACCTCCACGATGCAGTGGCTAAGGCGCTGAACACCATTGGCGAGGAAGCCCGCAAGGATGGGATGATGGGTCTTTTCATGGAGTGCCTACAGTTGCGAATCTGGCTGAACGCTGAGGGCAAGAAGGTAGCAACTGAGCCTGCTGGGTTCCGTGAGGCTTTTGCAGACTTCACCTGCCCTAAGTGCAAAGAACTCTGTGCTTTTGTGCAGGGCTCAGGGGACTGCCAAGTCTGTGACGAATGCTGCACCTGCACCGGCGATGGCGAATACTGCTTCCCTTACTAACCCCTAGCCCTGAGCATGGCTTCGAACTGCTCACCCACTCAACTTAGAAAGAAGGACACCATGAGCAACTACGCAGAGTTTTACAAGTCATACACCGCCACACTTGCTGCATTCGCAAAGGCAGCACGAGCAGAGACTACCTCTGGATTTGGTATCGATGAGAGCATTGCTCGCTCATACGAGGAGGGGTTCAAGGATGCAATGGAGCACGCCTTTATCCTCCTAACTGGCGGTTCGCCAGATGATGAACAGTATGAGACCTCTTGCGAGGATGCTCTATGCGATGGCTTCTGCAACAGCAACTACTGCGATGACTTCGACAAGGGTTGGGGCGCAGAATAAGACTTGCTCCTACAAGACCTAAACCCCCAGCCTTCCCCCAAGGCTGGGGGTTTAGTGTTTCTTGACCAGCCGGGACAAGGGGGACGAGTGGAATGTGCGCTGCCTGCGATGCTGTCCTAAAATGCGGGGCTAGCCTTGCTGGCTTGTCAAGTAGGGCTTGCTAAGTTTGCCCCAACTGCTAGACATTCATCGCCATAGGTAAAAAAGAGGATTTTCAGAGCGTCTAGGAGGGTTTGGCTAGGGATAACAGATCGATCCACGCATTGACACGATCTAAGCCCTCTAGCGATCTACAGAGCCCGCTCTGAACCCTTACAAGCAAAGGGGACACGCCGACAATAAATAAATAACTTGACATCATCCCAACTAATCTGCTAACTTACTCATTAGCACCAATCCAACAAACCAAACCAAGGAGCAAAACCAACATGGCACTAACTGCTTTTGGCTTCATCTGTGACGAAGTCTACATAAACCGCGAACAGTTCAAGACTGACCCAGACCGCGCTATCCAAGAAATAGCAGACTCTCTCTGCCCTATCTATACCTCTGACATTATTGCGGAATGGACAGAACTACCTAGCGAGCACTCTGACCGTTGGCAAGAACTTGGCTTGGCAGAGGGCGCAACCATTACCGCGCTAATGACGGCAGACCTTTATCTTTACTATTTCGACTTAGTAACCCGCGCTTGGGATGATTGCGATTATTGCGATTGTGAACTACCGGAGGGGATAACTATTTCACCCTCTGGCACAATGGCAACCTGTGACAACTGTGACTACCGTTGTGGACACTGGGAACATGCTTGTGAACTTGAACATGACTGTTCGGACGTGATCTAATGACCGAGAAGCAACTAATCCAATGGCTACGCGATGAAGCGATCCGAGCAGATAAAGATTACGAAATGGCAACCGATCCAGAAGATGCCAACTTTTACCTAGGAGAGTATGAAGCCTATACCTCGACCCTCTCAATACTAGGGGAGGCTATCTAATGCCCTATTTCTGCCCCTATTGCTCAGAGGTTTTCTTAGCCTCGATCCATCGTAATGAATGCCCCGCTTGTGGCTACTTTCTAACCGAAGAACTGAAAGAGATCTAACCCCATGACTACCTTCGAAAAGTTTGGAACATCTTTTTACATTGACGGCGTATTACGTCAGATCGCTGATGATGACACGATCTTCTGCCCTGTCTGCCATGAACCAACCCTTTACTGGCAGATCGCCTCTAGCCCTTGCTACACGGTGAACGCATGAGATGCGCCTATTGCCAACAGGATCTAGGCAAATCTCTTATCCAATGGTGTAACCGGCGATTCGCTTTCGATCGATCCCCCAAACTCCATTCCCCTTGGATCATTGAACCGCTTGAACCCGTAGAGAGGGAATACTAATGGATTGGCTACTTTGCGACACCTGCCAAGCGCTACGTGAGGCATGGATCATTGACGCGGTCACCGGATCAATCTCTTGCGACACTTGCGAGATGCCCGCCACGCTTTCGGATGGAATCACGCAGACGCAGACCGCCACGCAGAAAAGTTATCCACAACCTACTTAGCCTGTGGATAAACCTGTGGATAACTCTCTCCCATTTTCAAATCGCTCTTCCCAAGAAACACATCCAAACCTACTAATCTACTAAAACATCATTGAGTAGGTTGTTAAGAGCTCTTAATATAGATCGATTTTGAAATCGATAAAAAAAAAGAAAATCCGCTAAAAATAAGGGCACTTTTTTTCACTTTTCACCCGATCTAACTTGACAACCTAAAAACATGATGCGAAACTAGCATTGAGCAGATTATTCAGGCTCACATGCTCATCTACTCAGAAAGGCACAAAATGTCCCACTTTGACCCAACCTACGGAGACCTCCTAACCGCACGCGAAGTTTCAGACGCTACAAACTTCACCCTGAACCAGTTGCGAAACTGGAGATCAGAGTCTCGAAAAGACCTAGCACCCTTCGGTTGTATCCGTATGGGCGGCACGTCTTACTATCGCAAAGTTGTCGTTCAGGCATGGATCGATCGCAACGGAGCACAGACCGGTGTCTATCACCAGACCGATCTAGATCGTGAGTTCCCGATAAATCAGGCTTCATCGTCTGACTTGAACAAGCACCAAGCGGTCGCACTGCTAAGCAAGATCACTACTGAGAACGTTTACAACTGGCTTGACTCTCAGCTGGCTAAGCAGGGCACAACCTTCACTAACAAGCACTGGAAGCCAACATGGTTTGCTATTCAGCACCACTTGGATGAGCCAGAGTCTTACGTCACCTTCATGAACCGCTATGACTACCTCGACTGGTTCAAGATGGCTGTCCCTACTGCCCGCTACTACGTGGCACAACAGCAGGGCTTAGAGATCACACTCGATGAGATCCTTGAACTACCTGTCGGATCTATCCCACCGATCAACGAGAAAAAGTAACACCTACCCAACAAACCAAAAGGAGCAACAAAATGGCAAAGATCAAAGAAGTTATTGAATGGCTTTCAGCCCGCGACCCTGAAGAGGTTATCGCTCTAACCGGCTGGTGGTATCAAGAAGACGTTGAGAATAACAATGACATCGAACTTACCCCTGCCCAGTGGGATGACATTGTCGAGCGTCACGAGCGTAAGACCGACTGCCCTATCGATGACCTAGTCTTCGACTACTTGGAAGAGCAGGCAGACTAATGGGCAACCGCGCATCGATCGTTATCAAGTCTCTATCCTTCGACTCTGACATCGTCCTATACGGGCACTACGCCGGTGAAGACAACCTGAACGCTGTCATCTCTGTCTTAGCTGACCCGAACTCTCGTATCGGAGATCCTTCTTACTTAACGGCTCAGATCTTTTTCAAGTTCGCTAACTACTTCGGGCAGTATGACGGGACTCTTGGTTATGGCATCTCCGCATGGAATGGGCATGACGGCGAGTCTGACGACAATCCGCTCGTGATTGTAGATGCTGATAACGGCAACTATTGCATCCAAGGCGAGCCAACACTCGACCGTTGGGGTAACCCAACCGATGAGGAGATCTGATGAACTACACCGACCTATGCCTGAACCTATTCATCCGTGATGATAAGTGCTACCTATCTGCCTATGGTTTTGATGAGCATGACCAACTAGACACCAGCAACTTCATCACCGTAGAGATCTCAGACTCTGACTACCGGATCTTTACCGATCAAGAAGACACTTGGATCGACCTGCTCGACAGTCAGTTCAAGAACCTTGCAGAACTATTCATCCTTTACCAACTCAACAAGAAAGCAGAATCAAAATGAGCAAAGACCTATGGGTAACAGCAGATGGCACTTGGGGCACTAATGGGATCAAGCGCTTTGACACAACCAACTGGCAACCTGAAGATTGGGATCGCCTCGACAACGAGATGGATTGGCTAAAGCTTGACTTGGCTACCAAGATCACTAAGAAGCGCAACAAGCAGGCGCAGGAGAAGTTGATCAATGATCTTCAGCAGATCCCTATCCGCACCTTTATCATCGGCACTGACGGATCCCTAGCCGAAGAGGAGCGGGCTTTCAACTGCCCTTCAGGCGATCCAAACTGCTGGCTCTGTAACGAGTAAACGAAAGCGGGCTAGACAATAACTGCCTAGCCCGCTCTCCCCAACAAACCATGACCAAAAGACCATGAGCAACGCCGAACCACCAGCGTTATTTTTATTATGGCACACGAAAAGGGTTCTGACTATGGCTGAGATCAAACTACCTAACACGATCACCGATGTGTTGCGTGTCTACGGATGGAAAGCATCAAACACGGCAAAGATCCCTAACACTTTCTTCAAGCCGAATCTGATCGTATCGATTCAGCCAACAGCACGTAAAACAAAGATGTTTCATCTTGCTATCCATCAACTTGACAAGGTGTCGGGGGTAGAGGTTAGACTTCTGACGCAATCTGATTTACACGATTACCTAGCAAACCACTAATAAGGAGTAAAACCATGAGTAAAGAACTGACCGACTTCGAGTCGATGGTCGCAAAGGCTAAGGATGTGCTGATTACTGGCGCTCCGAAGGCTACTAAAGAGGATAAGAAAGCAGTTGAGGCTGTAGACCCGATCCTCGCTAATGAACTGCTTGCTGAGCGTCTGAGCCTCGCTGAAGAGATCAAAGCTTTGACCGCACGCAAGTCCGAGATCGAGAACATCATCAAGGATGCGATCGGTGCTAAAGATTCTTTGCTGATCCACGGGGCAAAGGTTGCTTCTATCTCTCGCTGGCGTGAGACCCGAGTCGACACTGACTTTGTGAATGAAGAGCAGTTCCCAATCAAGGACTACCCAGAGTTCTGGAAGCGCTCCAACAAGTCTCGCCTAACAATCCACTAAACCAAGAAAGATCAAGACCATGACTCTAGAACCTGATGAAGATGACTTCGATGACTATGGGTGCATCATTTGTGGTGCTGAGCGATCATCTGCCTGCCGTTGCGACTATGACTATGAACAGTGGGCTGGCAAATGATCGTTGACATCCTTTTTGATTACCAGAAGGAGGCTGCCAGCAGGATCGCTGAATCTAGGCGTATCCTGCTAGCAGATCAGCCCGGACTTGGTAAGACCCTTGAGACCCTTGGCGCTCTCGAGTTAGCTGGCATCCTGAACAACAAGGGTGCAGTGATCTTGATCGTTACCCCGATCATCAACGCTCAGACTACTTGGCGTGACTCTATCGAACGTTTCGTGAAGCCTCATGTAGATGTGAATGTCATTGATGTATCTAAGGGCTCAGCTAAGCAGAAGTCTGATCAGTTCAAGAAGACTTATGCCGATGCCCCAACCTTCGTCTTGGCTAACCATAATGCTATTGACATGACCCCTAAGGGCTTGCGTGTGCTGGAGATTGCTGCAACTACTTTCGATGCGATCATCATTGATGAATCTCACATGGTGTTGCCGATTCGCGATCACACTAAGCCAACTAACTTTTGGAAGGGCTTGAACAAGATCCACTTGACTTCTAATTGCATGAAGATTGCGATCTCGGGCACGCCGGATCGTGGCAAGTTAGATAACCGTTATGGCACTTGGAAGTTTCTGTTCCCTGAGCACACCTCAGCAAGTCGCTGGGTCTGGCTGGAAGAGAACTTTTGGATGGTGGAGCAACGCGTTTCGCGCTCGCAGACTATCAAGATCCCTACAAGCCTAAAGAAGCAGGACGCTTGGCTTGATCGTGATCGCCAGTGGATGATCCGCCGGACTAAGCAAGAGGTGCTGCCTCAGCTCCCACCTAAGCGCTATGTTGATGTTGAGATTGAGTTGGGCAAGGCACAACGTGCTGCCTACATTGGTCAGCAACTTATCTCTGAACGAAAGGTTTATGATGCACAAGTTGAAGGTCGTGACACCGGCGAGGCAATGGTCTTTGCATTGCGAGCGAGGCAGTTATCGACTTGCTCTTGGATCCAAGGCGATGGTTCGACACCACTACCGATCGTTGGTGGTGAGTCGGCTAAGCTTGCATGGCTCTTGGAGTGGTTCGCTGAGCGTGGCTTTTTGGAAGCAGACTCTATGGCTGATAACAGTGCCAAGGTTGTCATTGTCTCTCAGTTCTCAAAGGTTCTCCACTGGCTCAAGGATGAGCTAAACAATGCTGGCATTGATTGTGACGTACTTGATGGTGCTACTACTGACCATCGCCGTAGCTCTATTCAGCAAGACTTTCAGACAGGATCCCTTAGGGTTGTTCTTCTATCTGGCTCTATGGGCGTTGGTATTAACCTAGATGCTGCAGATGATCTGATCATGCTTGACAGCCCTTATGACCCTGACCGCATTGAACAGATTGAGGATCGCATTCACCGTGCATCAAACATGCACCACGTCACGATCTGGAATGTCATTGCAGTTGACACCATTGACCAAGCGATTGCCGAGAAGGTAAGCAAGCGCTATAAGACCACACGCTCACTAATGGATGGCTCGCGAGGCATTGACTTCGCACGCACCGTAGTGGCACAGATAACAAAGGATGAAAAATGAAGAGAGATGTTCTAGATCACGGTTATGTCCGGTTGGTTGATCAGCTAGGCAATGACTTGTCTATCGTGAATGCTGCCCGCGTCAGCTACGACAAGGAGTCAACAGAGTTTAGTCTCA